GATAACTGGTACCCGGACTATCCCTTTAATGACTCTAAGGTTAAGAGGGAGAAGGGGATTACTGGAGAACTTAAACCAGACAAGCATGAGGAAGAGGAGTAGAGGATCTATGTGCTGCAGATGTGCGACCGCCATGGGAAGCGCGAAAAATGTGCTGCAGACTGGGAAGACCACTAACGGACTAATCAAAAACTATCAAGTACAAATTTTATTGAGTAATTTTTCTTTGTTTAATTTTAACTAAATGTAATGATGGAAACCAATCCTTACTTTGTAAGTTCGCCAGTAGCTGGTAAGACTTACAAGCTTTGGAGCCTTCCTAATGGAAGTTCTGTTATTCGCCAAGGACTCTCAATTGAAAGCCGTGAATGCGGTCCATTTCAAATTGAGAAGCAACACGGTACCTATACTGTTTGCAAAACTTCTTGGGGATACTACTTTCACTTGGATGCATCGCTTGATGTAGTGGCAGCCTAAGAGGACCACTCCTATAGCTCAATGGTTAGAGCAGGATCCTTATACGATCAAGGTTATGGGTTCGAGTCCCGTTAGGAGTACCTAATAAAAATAATAAAAGTATGAATGTTTTTAATCACCCAAAACTCAGAAGAGATCATATAGGCTATTTTGTTGATAATACAAGAGTAGACGGATTAATACCTGAAGCAATTAGTGTCGGTGAAAATTTTATATCTGCACCAGGTTCATGGATTCTGTCGCATGACTCTTCTCTAATCAACCATATAGATAAGGTGGGTGTTAAGAAAACAGTTATAGGTAATAATGTATTCATTGGGTTAAATGCAATCATTATGCCAGGTGTTACTATTGGTGATGGAGCTGTCATTGGAGCTGGCGCAGTTGTAACTAAGAATGTTGAACCTAATACAGTAGTAGGTGGAAATCCTGCAAAAGTAATATGTACAATTGATCAGTACATCGAAAGAGTAAAAAAGACAAGTGTTTTGGTTGGTCCTCTTAGGAATATGGATGAAAGCGAATTTGACAGATTTAGAAATGAGTGGGAAAAGGCATCAGCCAATAAAGACGCCAGTGATATATAAATTATATGTTAGAACAATACAAAGATATCGTCACAAAAGAAGCAGCCGCGATTTCTAACATTCCAATTACCGATAACTATAGTCGTGCAATTGATCTTATCTTAAAGAGAGTGCACGACGCTGGTGGAAAACTTGTCTGTAGTGGAATGGGAAAGGCCGGTCAAATTGCATTAAACATTGCAACTACCTTTAGTTCAACCGGAACTCCTGCTGTTTATCTTCATCCAAGCGAAGCACAGCATGGTGATCTAGGTATCCTACAAAAGAATGATGTAATGTTACTCATTTCAAATAGCGGTAAGACTCGTGAGATTGTTGAACTGCTTAGTCTTTCAAAAAATCTCTACCAGGATATTCCTATTATTGCTATAACAAGGAATGAACATTCTCAATTAGGTAAAGATGCAGATGTAACTCTACTTACTGGAGAAACAGAAGAAGTATGTCCTTTAGGTTTAACTCCTACTGTATCTACAACCGTTATGTCTGTCATTGGAGACTGTCTCGTTTATGGTACAATGACAAAGATAGGTTTTACTAGTGAAGAGTATGCAAAGAGACATCATAGTGGATACTTAGGATATAAAAGTAGAAGAGATAGCCGACTTGATAGCCATCTATGGGAATAAACTAAATGTTACTTAATCATATAAAAATAAATTGAAGTTATGATCATCGAAGATAAAGCCGAATTAAAGAGTGGAAAAGTACTTATAGACTTTTATGCAGATTGGTGTGGACCTTGTAAAGTTTCAAAACCTAGAATTGAAAATCTTGGAAATACTAATGAAAATATAAAGGTCTATTTTTGCAATGTAGATAATGATAGTGAAATGGCAAGTACATTCGGTGTTAGAAGTATTCCTACACTTGTTTACCTTGAAGAAGGGGAAGTAAAAAATCGCAGTGTTGGAGTCTTAAGTGATCAACAACTTACAGATTTGATTAATCCAAACTAAGCCAATGCCATTTACATCAATTCTATTATACTATCTTGTGATAGGCACCGTGTGTGCTATGTGCTTTGAAGTTTTAATGAAGCGCTTTGATATGACGGAAGAAACCGGAATATTTGAAAGACTTACCTGGATAGCAATGTGGCCTTACTATGTTTTAGTATTTTTTTGGGGCATGAGAAAATAAATCTTTCAGAACCTTTCTGGACCTGTTATATTTTTTCTGTAACAAATAAAAATAAAATGTACAACACTACAACTAAGGTAAACGACTTCGAAATGTTTACACCGGCTGGTAATCGTGCCTGCCAACGCCTAGTAAATAATATTACTAAAAAGATTCATTCTAAGCGTAGGTACACCGCCGAGGAGTTTTCTCAAATGCTCGAAGAAGGACAAGCTGCTATTTCAAAAACATACGGAGAGATTTATGATACTGAACCCCGAGTTCATATTGCCCACCTTATCTCTGTTGAATTAAAGAAAGCCGGTTACGGTTTCTATTTTGATTATTTTCAAGACATTCAAACTGCATAATATGAAAGATAAATATCCAGTACTTGCCGTAGGCATTTTACTAATACTAGGCTTTGTCCTTTTATCAATAATCATGGCTTGGCCAACCCAAATTCTTTGGAACTACTGCCTAGTACCTGCAGTAACTTTTGCAAAACCAATCGGGTTTTGGCAAGCCTTCGGTTTAAACTTTTTGGCATCAATCTTCTTTAAAGGAAGTATGACATCTTCTAAATCTAATTCATAATGGATATCTTTTCAATTACACCAGAACAAGAAGCTCAATGGATTGAAGAAATCTTACAAGAAGCATCTGCATGCGGGTTACGGGCAGAGGTTATTGAATGGGCCAATAAGTACATGGCAGAAGATCCTCAGATGGATAAAATCGTTGCATACCAATTAGCCCACATGGAATGGATTAAATAAAACAGTTGCCGCCTTGGTGAAATAGGTAGACACAAGGGACTTAAAATCCCTCGACCCGAAAAGGTCGTGCCGGTTCGATTCCGGCAGGCGGTACCAAATTGCCCTCATAGTTAAATGGATATAACAGTAGCCTTCTAAGCTTCTATTCCAAGTTCGATTCTTGGTGAGGGTACAAACTTAAAATCAAATAGTATGTTTAAAATCGGAGACAAAGTAAAATGGATTCAACGGGATACTATCATCCCACATCCGCAAGGTAAAACTGACAGAGAAGGTAATGTATTACCTGTATTTGGCGACAAGGAAATGGAAGGCCGCATTATTGGAACGGTAAATGGTAAAAGATATCAGGTAAGACCAGACTGGGCTGAGGTGGTAGCCGATCGTATCTGTGGGGCTGATTACTATGATAAGTACATTAAAGAATCCGAGCTTAGTTTACAATAAAAGGTTACTGTAAACAATGTAATAGCCGGTCAATATAAATATACAGGCTATCGTTCTTTGACATAAAAAAACAAGACTATTATGGAAACAATTTATTTTGTACTAGGTGTGCTCACGGTGCTTGTAGCATTAGGTGTTGTGGGTGTGTTTAGTGTATGGAAAAAGGCTGCATCTGCAGCAGATGAAGCTCACTCTGTTTGGAGTGGAATTGATTCACTTAACAATGACTTAGGTCATGAAATTAAAAAGTTACATCAATACGTTGATGAAACTCGTAAAGAATTAAATAACGATATGGATAATATTCATCGTCGTATTGATCAGGAATTCAATGAACTTTATCGTAACTTGGATTCAAGGTTAGACAAACTCGAAGATCGTTTATCAAAAATGTATCTTGAAGGTTGTGAACCTGTAAAACAACATAAACCAATTAAAGAAAATAATTAACCAGTCAAAAGAATGATAGTCCGCGGAAGTAGCTCAGTTGGTAGAGCGATAGCCTTCCAAGCTATAGGTCGCGAGTTCGAACCTCGTCTTCCGCTCAATGGGAATAAGCCCAGATTAAAAACAAAAAAAATAAAGCTATGAAGAAATTCTTTGCAATTATGATCGCTGTTAGCGTATTCGCTTTGGCATCATGCGGTGGTAACGCCGACACTGCTGTTTCTAGCGGAGCTGACTCAACTGCAGTTGATACGACTGTTGTTGACTCAACTATCGTTGAAACACCAGCAGATACAACTGTTACTAAGTAATGTATCTGTGTGCCGTGTAAAGCCTCTTATGGGTAAGCCCATAACGTAACACGCCTCCGTAACCGAAAGGGTACGCCGGAGGAAACTGTGGGAGTAGCTCAGTGGTAGAGCAAGTTAAAGAGACGAGACGTTGGCCTTTAACCGTGCCGTTAGGTTCGATTCCTGCCTCCCACACTAATAAATAATCCATGATTATTATAAACAAAGAAAGTGGAGATTCTATTGATAAAATGCTGAAGAGATATAAAAGAAAATCTCAGCAGTATAAAGTCATTGATGAACTCAAGGATAGAAAAACATTTACTAAACCCTCTGTGAAAAAAAGAGATATAGTAAAGAATGCTATCTTTCGTCAAAAGGTTCAATCAGATAGAGAAAAAAATTCATAGAACTCTTTCAGATCATCATGTTACTTGTTATATTTTTTTCGTAACAATTAAAAAATACGGAATGAAGAAAAACATTGTAATCTTTGATCTTGACGGTACAATTGCTGATATTGAGGATCGTCGTAAATTATCAACTAAACCTGACGGTAAGATTAATTGGTCAAAGTTTTTTGATCCTGAAAACATTTCATTAGATAAACCTAATGATGCTGTTATTACTGCTGCCCAAGCACTTAAGTCTGCCGGCTGTAAGATCATAATTTTATCTGGTCGTAGCAAAGCAACTGAAGAAGCCACTATTAAATGGCTTACAAATTACAATGTTCCCTTTGACTTTATTCGTATGAGACCTACTGGTCATCTATGGCAATTTATGGCCGATGATAAACTCAAGAAAGAATGGCTAAACGAATTATTTCCTGGAGATAAGAAAGATTCCATTCTTTGTGTATTTGATGATCGCGATAAAGTGGTAAAAATGTGGAGAGAAAACGGTTTAATCTGTTTTCAAGTAGCACCTGGAAATTTCTAAACTATCTATATGTACAAAAAACTCTATCTAGGAAATGGTTATATTGGCGGTGTTTGTGAAGGTCTTGGCGACTGGTCTGGACTACCATCTATCCTTTGGAGAATAGCATTTCTTTTTATCTTCCCATATGCATTTTGGATTTATGTAATACTTTGGTTTTTCTTAGACCGTAAAAATAATGATTATGAAAACAATTAATAAACTTCTTTTTGGAACTAAACGAGCATTACTTTGCGTATATGATCGTGATCGCTTAATTCATTACCCTTTAAGTAAAATTAAGATCATTATGGTTTCTTTAACCCTTTTGTCCTTGGTATCATTTTTATCTGTCATTGCAGGTAAATACATCGAAAAGGATCGTGTGATTAAGGGACTTACTGAATATGAAAAGCTTGTAATTGTTAAACAAGCAGATCCTTTTAATAAGGAACAGTTGGCTGCAATGCTAAAAGAATTGAATGTTAAGTTTCCTCACATTGTTATGGCTCAATCTATTATTGAAACCGGTCATTGGAAGAGTAAAGTATTCCTAGAGAATAATAACCTATTTGGAATGAAAGAAGCTTTACGTAGGGTTTCTACATCAAAAGGTACTCAACTTAATCATGCATATTATAATCACTGGAGAGAAAGTGTATATGACTATGCGTTCTATCAATGTAGATACTTAAGTGACATTGATACTGAAGCAGAATATTACCAATATTTAGGTGGTAGTTATGCTGAGGCTGGTAATTATGTAGAGGTAATTAAAAAGACCGTTGAAACAGAAGGTCTAAAGGAACTCTTTAACTAAGTTCATGGAAACCGTCATTGGCCTGTTTAAGATAATTATAGGCCTGTGAAATATGATCTTGAATCCATCCAGGTAGGTCCCTTTCTAAGGGGCCTATTTTTTGCTCTAACTCAGTAGCATCTTTATGAATGGCTTGTAATAAATTCATTGCCATTTTTACTTCGTGATCTTCACCTTCAGATAGATTAGACGTTTTCCAATGTGGGCTTTGATTAGCACCACGAGTAGGGTGTACATTAAATCCTTGATATTCTGGAGTATCATATGCATTGGTATTAGTACCAGCCATCTCATCCCAGAATGATTTGAAATCCTTTATTGTACCTTTATAGTGGCGGATCTTATTTAGATCTTCGCGTTCTTGATTATTCTCTTTCAACGGGTTTGCCATATTTTTTCTTAAGTTCATGAATTGCAGTTAATACCTTAAGCTTTTCAAGATCAATCTTATCCATCTTAATCTTAAGTTCATATAAGCCTATTGCAAAGTTATCTCCGCGATCCTGTGCCGCACGATATCTTTCAATGTTTTGCTTTTCTCTGCGTTTTAATCTTTCTGCGTGGGCGCTAGGATCATATTCATAATCACTAGCCTCATTTACAAAATTTCCAAATTTAGGTATACTCATAATTAGAATGTATTGTCCATAATGAATTTTGCTAAGTCATCAACCATAAACTTTTTATTCTTGCCCCCGTGAGCCTTTGAAGTATAATTTGAATCTAGCATGCCTTTCTCTTCCATGTAGTCTGCTAAAACTGTTGCTAAAACTTTAGCACCTGACGGTTTTTTATCACCAGCGATTTGAACCATTGCTTCATTGGTAGTAGCATATTCATTACATGCCTGGTCGATTTTTTCATTAATATGTTTTTTTGCTTCCTTAATGTAGCCTTCTGCGGTATGATCAGGATTATCATTCTTTTCATATGCATATGCCTCATTTGCAATATGATTACCTAATTGCTGAACTGGTCCAACAATAGTATCCATGTTATAACCCGTTCCAATGTTTCTTGATCCTGCAATTGAAAATGATGCAGTTGTATTTGAACCGAATCCTACCGGTATGAAATCTTCAAATAGCTTAATTTTTTCCATTTCTAAATTGATTTTTTTATATATTCATAAACTAATAGATAAAAAGACATATAAAAATAAACATAGCTATGAACGATTTCCACCGCACACCAATGGGTCGTAAATTCTACGAATCAGATTTGCCGAGGCTTATTGAGGTTTTAGAAAGACTAGGTAAACACATGGAACAATCCAATCAATTACAGGAAAAGAAATTTAAGCTTGAAGAAAAGTTAACTAGACTTCAGATTAAAAATCTAAATGAATCGTTAAAAAACGACGGGATATTTTAACAATGGATTTATTTCAGACAATTCCAGGTTGGGACTTTTCCTTAGTAGACAAAAGATGTATGTCTCACCCAGGTGTAATTGTTGATCTCGGTTGCTTGGATTGGGATTGGTGTAAATACTTTATTGGAAAGAAGCGTGTAATTGGAGCTGATCCTTTAGAACGAGCAATAGAAGGTACAGAAATCTATAAAGGTCTCGTGTATAATTTTAATGGAGTTACAAAAATAGAAGATAACTCAATTGAGACTGATATGTTTAGTGGAGGTAATACTTTAGTAGGCGTTATCACATGGAAGCAATTTCTGATGGCATTTGGTATTGATAACATATCTGTTCTTAAAATAAATATTGAAGGCGCAGAATATGGTTTACTTAAATCAATGACCAATGAAGACTTTAAAATGATTGATCAAATTGCAATAAGTTTTCATGATTGGTTAAATCCCGAATGGGAAAAAGATACACAGGATTGTATATCATATTTAACTAAAAATGGCTATAATGTAATTTCAACCTTTCCTCAATGGGGTTGGTATTTAGCAATAAAGAACTATGAAACCTCAACCAGTAAATAGAACTCAATTCCTAGAAGCATTAGGTAAAGGCAAAAAAGGTTATGCCCAAAAACCTAGATCTTGGCAAAAGGTTTGGTATTGGTGGGAAGATCCAAAGGATCCTTGGTTTATGAATGTTTATAAAGCGGAAAAGAGAGGTGAGTTTAATCCAGGAAGAGGGAATTGGGTTATTGCAAAAGATTTAGATAATTGGCTAGGTTCTGACGAAAGAGCTGGCTATAAATTTTATATAGATGAATAATTTAGTTGTATCATTTTTACTTTTCTTTTTAGCACAAAGTATTATTTGGTTTCAAACCAACGGACAGTTTTTATGGACTTCTTTTAAAGATCATCCTGTCATTGTTGCATTTACATTAGGTGGTACCGCCGCATTAATTTTTTTAACAGCTACCAACTATGCAGTTCAGCATTTTAATGGATTATTTTGGCCAGGTAGATTTATTGCATTTGGTACAGGAATGGTTGTCTTTACTTTATTAACTTACATAATGATGGGTGAAGGAATGAATGCTAAAACATTAGTGTCATTGGTGCTTTCATTAGCAATCATTTGTCTTCAAATATTTTGGAAATGATAGACCCATATAAAGTATTAGAAGTTAATCAGAATGCAACTGATGACGAGATTAAAAAAGCGTATCGTAGGTTAGCTAAAGAACATCACCCGGATAGAACACACGGTGATGATACTAAGTTTAAGGAAATTGCCGAGGCATACGATATCTTAAGCGATCCAAAAAAGAAGGCTCAATGGAATACACAATCGAGATTTACACAATCGAGATTTAGCGGAGGTGGATTTGATGAACAATTTTTTGAAGACTTTTTAAAGAACCAAGGATTTAGCGGAATGTTTAATAACCGCTATGGTTGGGCCGATAATGGAAAAGGACAAGATGTAAAGGCGCAAATTCAAATTACTCTTGAAGATGCATATCATGGTGTAAACCGTGAGATGAGAATTGGTATGAAACCCATATCAGTTTCAATACCAAGAGGAATCAGGAATGGGCAGCGATTAAGACTTAAAGGTTTAGGTCAGCGTGGTCTAACAGAGGAATTACATGGTGATCTAATTCTTACCGTTGTTGTTTCCGATCATTCTGATTATATGATTGATAATCGAGGTTTACATAAAATACACCGTGTGAATGTGTTTGACGCAATGTTAGGAGGCAAAGGTATTATTGATATCTTTGATAAGAAGATAGGTTTTACTATTCCACCTAACACACAAAATGGTACTCTTCTTAGAATACAAGGAAAAGGATTCCCACTATATAATCAGAATGAAGCTTGCGGAGATCTTTATGTGAATGTCTTAGTAGATTTACCTAAGACATTAAATGAACATGAAAAGGATCTTCTTTTACAAGTTAAAAACTCTATAGATGAACGAGAGGGATAGATATTTAAGAATCATACTGGATAATTTAGAAAAGCTGAATTATGATGACTATATGAATCTATGCTATAATATGATATTAGCATTTCCACAAGATGTGTTAACATACGATGAAGTTTCCGCAAAACATAGAATAGAGAGTCTTGATAAATTAATATCTTACTTTGCAGAAAAAGAGGAGTATGAAAAATGTAATGAAATTAAGAAAATACAAACCCTATTAAAAGGTACAAATTAAATATAAATATGTTAAGCTTATTAAAACACTTTAATTACACACCACCTAAACTGGAAAATTGGTCTAAAGGTGTATTTGAAATACGAGAAAAAGATCCGGGTTACATGTACCTATATGTAAATGGTGAACAGTGGATGGCATACGATATGAATTCGCATCTTGAAGCATATGAATTGTTCTCTCACTATATGTTAGCAAAAGGTAATGTGACAGTTACAGGTATGGGTTTTGGTGTTAGGGAAAATTGGATCCTAACAAAACCTGAAGTTACAAAGTTAACTATCATTGAAAAAAGTAAAGAAGTAATCGACTATCATAAAAAGAATAAGTCTGCATTTCTTAAAGATCCTCGTGTAGAAGTTATCTGTATGGATGCATCCGAGTACAAAGGTTCTTGTGATGTGCTTCTTTTAGATCATTATGAAACTGCTGATTATGAATCTATACTTGCTGACGTTAAGAAAATACATGATAATGTTGATTGTAAAACTATGTGGTTTTGGCCATTTGAAAAAATCATAATGCACTCAAGAAGGTGGCATACATTTAATGATGAACCGTATCGTCTAATAACAAAGTATGAAGCATATTTGTTACTGAAGAAAAACTGGAAATTGGATAAACTGCAGANCCTTGAACCTGGGGATATCGATTTATATTGTATGATGTTTGGATCAAAGATGTTTTCACAATCGGAATTTATGTTAAATGCCGTATTTGGTGATAGGAATGTACATCATGAAATATATCGTCGCATTTGATTGTTAATAACTTTTTTCATATTTCGTAGAAAAAAGTTGGTGAAAAATTTTCAAATCCCAATTATTTGTATTATATTTATATAAAATTAAACGGTATATGGAAAATCTCACAAAAGATCTAAACTACTTACAATCGTTCCTGGATGAAATGAACGAATCGTCTTCAGGAAATCATAAGATTGCAACTATTCGTAAACATGCTGATAATGAATTTCTAAAGAAGGTTTTTCATTATACTTACAACTCCTTTAAGAAGTACGGTGTTCATACCAGAGTTCTTAAAAAGAATTCTCACTTATCTGCACCTACTAATCTGTACACTGACCTATTCCAATTATTGGATGACCTGGCAGAAAACAATTTAACTGGCCATGCCGCTATTCAGGCTGTCAACACCTTTGTTAATCAACTGCCAACCGAACAACAAAAACTTATTCATTACATTTTAGATAGAGACCTTCGTATGGGTGCATCTATCACATCGGTACTTAAGGTACATCCTAATATCATTCCTATCTTTAAGGTGGCACTCGCTCACCCATATAATCCGAACCGTGTAAATTTTGAAAAGGAATCATGGTACGGTTCTCGTAAACTAGATGGAGTCCGCTGTATTTGCCGTAAGGAAGGTAATTCAGTAAACTTCTATTCAAGGAACGGTAAGGAATTTGAAACTCTAGGCCGTATCGCCGAAGATGTAAAAAGAATTCCAGGTAACTTTATCCTAGATGGAGAAGTCTGTATGGTTAATGACAATGGCGCCGAAGACTTCCAAGGTATTATGAAGGAAATCCGCCGTAAGGATCATACTATTAAAAATCCTAAGTTCCTGGTATTTGACTGTTTAACTATCGAGGAATTTGATAATCATGGTGGTACTACTGATTTATCTGATCGTCTTACTCGTAAGCCTATTAAGGAAATCATTTTCCAGGAATTTCAAACATTGAGTATCGTTGAACAGGTTCTAATCAAAACCGAGGAACAGTTTACCGAAATGGCCAAGGATGCCGAGATCAATGGATATGAAGGTATCATGGTTCGTAAAAATATTCCTTATGAAGGTACCCGTTCTCATAACCTCCTTAAGGTTAAGAAATTCCATGATGACGAGTACACGGTGTTGGAATGTGTGAATGGTACAATCCGTTGGACAGAGAATGGCCAACAGGTAGAAAAGGAATGTCTGAGCAGTATTATTATTGAACATAAAGGTTACCGCGTATCAGTAGGATCTGGTTTTTCAAAGGAACAGAGAGAATACTACCTTAACCGCCACAATGAATTAGTAGGTAAGACTGTAACCATTCAATACTTTGAAGAAACTCAAAATCAAATGGGTGGTTATTCGCTTCGCTTCCCAGTGGTTAAACACATATATCAGAATGGCCGAGATTGTTAACCAGTCTCACTGTAGCTTACCTGTAGTGTGAAAAAGATTAAGCAGAGATAAATAATATATATGAACATTAAAGAATCATACAGGTCAAGTATCACTATATTCGACGTAGATGATACACTGGTTGTTACCAAGAGTAAAATCAAGGTAATCAACCCAAAGACTGGTTATTCTGCAGAGCTTACACCACAGGAATTTAATACCTTTAAGAAAAGAAGAGGTGATAAAATGGACTTTTCAGATTTTCAAAATTTGGAGATTCTTAAAGCAGGTAAAATTATTGAATGGGTATTTGATATCTTAAGAAGAACATTATCTAAAGGTAAGCCAGTAGGAATCATTACCGCGAGAGATGATTCAAACTTAATCATAGATTTTCTTGCTCATAATGGCATTAAGATTAATCCAAGTTACATATATGCTGTTAATGATCCTTCATTAGGATTTCGTGGAACAACTGCACAGAAGAAACTCGCTGCTTTTGAAAAATTCCATGAAATGGGATTTACTGATTTTAAGTTCTTCGATGATGACGAAGAAAACATAGCAATCGCAAAGGAATTTGCAAAAGAGACGCCAGGCATTACAATGGATGCCAATTTAATTAAGAAGAAATGGATACCTCAATTCGAAGGCTTCGAATAAAGCTTAACATATTTAAGAAGGTTTTACTTAACATTAAGGAACTTTCAAATTCATCAACCACTAAGGTTGCATGTATGGCATTAAGAAAGGACTTTAGTAAAATTGCCAGCTTTGGTTATAATGGATCTTATAGTGGAGCCGGTATTAATGAAGAGACTGGAACTGAAGAGGAATCTCTCACACCCGGCGAAAGCGGGTTTATTCATGCAGAAGTTAATATGATTGCTAAGTTTAAGGAATATGATCCTGAAAACTACATTGTTCTATTAACACTATCCCCGTGTAAAATGTGTACCAAGATTTTAGTTAATGCAGGATTTAAACATGTTTATTGGATAGATGAATACCGAGATACTTCTCATTTAACCATTTTTGAAAAATGCAATATTACAAGCGGTAATTTTGAAATGCTAATAAAAGATTACCCATCCATAAAAAGGTGAATATATACAAAAAAGTATATTCCCATTGTTAGTTGAAGCATTATCATTTAAAGTATCATTAGATTTTTTAGACTATCTTAGAAAGGCAAGACTGTATGCTACAAATATAGTTGTTGGTTTTTGGGATAGGAGTACTAGAGAATTTATGACCTTTGGTTCATTGGCTGAAATGAACCAATATTTTGAACAGGCGTATGGGATAGTTGATACATCATCATTAGGTAGTTTATGTTACCTACAATCATTTTCTTTATCGAGTGATCTTTATGATTTTCCAACACAATACTTAGTAAGTGATGTAACCGGTACATTTGGTATTACTGTAGGATCTTCGTATGATATACAAAGAAACTCACAAAGATCAATATTTGTGGATAGACAAACCGCATTTATTAGACAAGGTATAAATGAATATGTATTGTTTTTCAATGAGATTAGAATTATTTATGTAACTGGCATATATTCACAATTATATGCTATACCGGGTTGGAGCAGAAATACCTGGTATCTTAACTCTCTACAAAAGTCATTACTATCGGAGTATAACAATAATTCATTCCCATATAACAATGAAACTATTACTAAGTCACCACCTGCATAGAATAAATAAAAAAAGAATTTACCAAAATGTCCTTTAACTTAAAAGAGTATATCTTATTTAGAACAGAGATTAAGCGAGAGCTTCTAAATTTTGAGGTTGATAATAACTTCAAAATGGTTGCCAACCCATGGGTTAGCAATAGGATATATGATGAAGGAAATATTGTATATCATCCAGTCCAGGTAGTTGGACCTACAGGTGGACCTACTGAAACTTTAGCATGGTGGAGGGCCAATCAAAGAACTACACAAAGTATATTTGATACTAATGAATGGGATTTAGTTGGTGGCGTTGGAACGGGTGACGTTACATTAGCAGCGGCAAATAGCTTTGGTAGAATTCGTGTAAATTACACAGGAGTCGTTGGATCATGGCAAACTGCTAATGATGGTCTATTACTTTCAACCAACCCGGATTCATATCTTAATCTAGTGGCAGGTTCTGGTACTAGTTTACAATATGATACTACAACAAATTCAATTAAGATAATTAATTTAGGTTCAACTGGTGAAATTAATCATGGCCAAAACATCGGTAGCGGTATTGATGTTTATGCAGGGATGAACGGTACCGATTTAACCTTTAGAGGATTTGATGTAGGTCCAACTAGTAGTCCTGCTCTTACGGTTGCATTTGATCCTGTAAATGATAATGTTGAATATAGTCTTGATGAAGGCGATATTGATTTACAAAACTTAAATAGCGGTTCTCCAACACTGGATCTTTTATCTGATGTTGAATATCCAACCGCACCAGTTAATAACGATATCCTTCAATGGAATTCTTCTGCAGGCGCATGGAGAAATGTTAGCTTATCTTCTTCTGGTGCACAAGGTCCACAAGGTTCCCAAGGCGGAATTGGTGCAACCGGGTTAACTGGTACTGGTGCAACCGGTGCAACTGGTCCGATTGGTTTTACTGGTGCATCTGGACCTTCTGGTGCAGATGGTTCAAACGCGTTAAGATGGACGGCCGCGTCAAATGCAACCGCGGCTGGTACATGGTCGATAAACACATACCCATCATTCGTTGGTGCAGGTAAAGTATACATAAATCAACAAGTTATTGCTGGGCGTGGTATTCTAAATGCTGGAACCTGGTTGGCTTCAATAAGTGTTGGGGATACTATTAGTATAACATCGAGCGATGCGCCTAATAACTTTGGTATATACACCGTTACTGCAGCTACTAATGCAGGCCCATATTGGGAATACGATGTTGTGGAGGTAATAACAAATGGATTGGTTAATTCAATATCACCTTTCACTACATCTATTTCATATTCTAACAAAGGTAACACAGGTTTCACTGGTGCAACTGGAAGAGGTGCAACTGGAGCTACAGGAGCACAAGGCCCATCAGGTGCTACTGGTTCACAAGGTGTAACCGGTAGTGGTGCAACTGGGGCAACGGGTGCAACTGGCCCACAAGGTAATAATGGTGCTACCGGTTCACAAGGGCCTTCGGGTTCTATGACATGGGGTATAGCCACTGGTATTAGTGGTAATGTTGGACTTACATCTGCAGGAAACGGAAGCATCGTAACAACAAATAATGGTACACCTGCTACAATTACTATACCTCTTGAGGCTTCACAACCTGGTATTACAGCAGGGACACAAATGCAATTTGTAAGAAAGGCTTCAGGTTCTGTTTCATTTGCTGCTGGGGCAACNGGTATTGTAATTTGGTCACCAGGTGGGGCTGTAGGTGCAGGCGGAGCTGCTAGTATTGCATCAGTAGGTTCATCTGTTATCTTAATTAAAGGGCCTCTCGGTACTCAAGAATGGTATTTGACCGGTGACCTAATTTAAACAATTTCTTTTTGTTTCATATAAAAAATAAACTATGGATAGTAGTACAGAAACAATAGAGCCTATAAAACTTCAGTGGATTAAAGGTGATAAAATAGGAAATGTTGAAACTGTAAAGGGATCTGATAGCGAATGGACACTTTTTGAAAGTGGTGCCAGAATATCTTCGTCTCTAATCAATGAGTTTATGATACCTATTGGTTCTAATGATCCTATATTAGATTTTGATTCGGCCGTTTCAAATGTGACAAATACTTCAAGAAAAAGAGAACAACAGAATTTATCTAAACCTCATATAGAGAAGAACCCTGTTAGAATGTTATTTGACAAGCAAAAGAATGCCGATGAAGTTACATTATCCTTGTCATTAAATATAACCGTTCCTAAAAAAGAAATCTTTAACATTATAAGTGTTTCTTTTGAGGAGGAAGAAGTAATTAAAGAACTCCGTTCATTTATAGAAGATCAAATAAAAGAAGATCTTGTTAAGGAATCCATTAAGAATAGTATCCACTCTTTAATAGAAGAGAGATACATGTGATTCTAGCACACCAAAACCAGATAATATATAATAAAATAAACATAATGAATAACATACCTACAAGAAGAGAGCGTAGAGCCGCGATGAAATATCAAGGCATCTTAAAAATGAAAAGTAAATTACCGTTTAAGAAGTGGTGCGAATTTACTTCAAATACAATAAAGGCCGGTAAAGAAATCTTTGAAGCAAACAGAGATCGTATAGAAAAATCAATCGGTGAACAACTTGAGACAATCGAAGCAAAGCTGATCTCAACATGGAGAGAGATGGGTTATAATGATTCGGAAATTGAGCAGTTAAGAGAGGCTAATGCAATCTTAACAATTAGAGACATGGAAACATGGCGTACTGATAAAAAGACTGCAAGAAAAATTATTAAAGAAGCTCACCAAGCACTATTAAGTAGATCAAATGGTTAAGATAGTTTTAGAGCCTGCAAGTAATGGCGTTATAAAAAGAATCATTGATGATAATCATGGTGGGGGTAAAGAACAGTGGACCTCCACTGAAGTATACGAATCATCTGAAGATGATAAGGAAAAACTTCAATATATCATGAGATTCTTTTTTGACTTATGCGAGGATTTAGGAATGAATCTTGGTAATAAGTTTAGTAAGGATGTTATTACTATCAGAACAGAATGGGGCAGTCATTTTGAACCATCTGAAAAAGATCTTAACTCCAAAATAAAAGAGCTTGAAGCTGAGCTTCAATCCCTTAAGGAATGCAAGAAGTCTTAGAATTTTATTTTGTTTACTCAAAAGATGCAGTAAAGATTAAGGGTTTCATAGATTCGATACCTCGTAACATTGAGTGTATCAATTACATTGACATCTATAATAAGCTAGCGAAAAATGATTACTTTCAATCAGAGCCATCTGATGCAGTAGTATCTTCTTATTTGATGAGACAATTACAAACCGTCGTAGGTAGGAGTTCAACTTTAAATGTTTACTATGTATTGGGCAGCATAGAAAGGGATGTTATAGAAGGTATTCAATCATATGTAAAGACATTGACGGATCGTGATATTGAGTTTAAGATTTATCATACACCTGATGTTCAGTTAAACGGTATGAAAAGATTATTCTGCGACATCATTCCGTTTGAAATTGACTATTAATGAAGGCTCATAGAATATTTACTAAAGGGCAGATTGTCTATTGTCTGTTATCGTCTCATAACAGACCGAATGTTCTATTGCCAGTAAAAGGATTAATAGTTGATACCGCATGGGATCCAGTAAATCCTCTCTATAAGATTAAGATACTTAAGATGTATGATAATATGAAATTCTTGAAGTCATATTTCTTTGATATGAATTTTAGATATGAATTTGATAATCGTGCTAGAAAAATGCCTCTTAAGAAAGAAGACTATAAAACAACTAGATCATTAGAGGAAAGATTTAATCAACAGGATGCTGAAAGATTTTATGTTATTGTTGAATCTGTTATGTGTTCAAAGACTAAAGTTGATCTTGGGCAATTATTTGAAAGAGTTCAGTTTTACATCATATCAAAAAATCTTAAAGAAATTAGAGAATCTGCAGTTAGACCATTTCTTAATGGGGTATTTTCTCTAGATAGTACACAAGAATTTGACATTAGGTTTAAAAAAGGATGGTCAGACAGATTTGAAAGGTTTCAATTTGATATTAACAAGTATCTAACCAGCCTTAATTAAATATATAGTAAAAATAGTGATAAATTGTGGCTAGTGAAATCATAACAGGTCTTAATAGTGCTCTCCCAACCGGGCCTAATTCTAATAATGCTGTAACTTTAGGGGTTTTTGGTGGAGAATCAGTTGGTTTTGCTTCTGATGTTGCCGATGCTGTTTCGGAAACCTTTTATAGTAAAAGTGTTGCACCTGATGCATATACCGTTGCAAAAGGCATGAATGCGCCAGTTCCTAGATCTATTTTTAATGAATATGCTCTATTTAACTTTAGAGGTATGTATGGTGGTTTAACTGGAGGATTACCTTTTAGTTACTTTACAGATACTCCGGATAACCCTTTAATGGGAGGTAGTGATGCTCATAATGTATCTATTTCAAAAATCGTTGAATTCTTTGATGAACATTATCCTAAGATAGCATATAAATATCAGGACTTTCTATACTTAAAATATTATAAACAGATACCAGTAAATCATCTAATTACATTACGAAGATTTCCAACACCAGTAAATGATAATATTTTTGATCTTACTTTACAAAAGGCGTCAGGTGGTGGAGAAGATGCGGCAGGTAAAGCCATCCCTGTAGCAAATGAATCTTTTCCAGGTACTCAAGTGGCTGGGGTTACTGCTGTTACATATTTAGGAGAGACTACTGGCAATAAGCTTGACGATATACTAAAGTTTTCATACGGATTAGCATTTAAAGAAGTATCAACTGATATGGAAAGTGTTCAGTCAACCGATGGCGGTTATACACAACAGCCTTTTTATCAAAAGAGAGGTGTTGTTGGGCGAGCTGCATTAGATACATTAAAAGGTGTAACGGCAGGTACAAAATTCAGACGTGAACAATATGCCGATGGTGTAGACCGATTTAGTACAACATATGCCAATTTTGTGATTGGGCCTGTTAACGTGGTTAATCAGACTAATGTTAGGGACAGAGGAATTAAGTTTACAAATGATATTAAGCTTAATTTCGAATACGAATTGAAATCATTGAATTATGTTAATCCTAAAATTGCAATGATTGATATTATAAGTAATATGTTAACTATGTCAACTAATAATGGTCAGTTCTTTGGTGGAGGCCACAGATATTATGGGGCGGGTGGTTTTGTTGCAAGCCAGTTTGGTGACCCATCATTACTAAGAAACGGTAATTTTGCCGGATACATTGGTTCCGTTGTTGGAGATGTAGAGCGTGGATTTAAGGCAGGCTTTGGTGACGGGAGTGGAAACTTCACCTTAGAAAGTCTGTTAAAAGGTGGTCTTAAGGTTGGTAAAACTCTTTTAGGAAATCTATTAGGTGGCTTCTTAACAGACGAAGTTGGTTCGGTGCCAGGCATGACAGCAACAAAAGCGTTCATTAGTGGTGATCCTACTGGTGACTGGCATTTAACGGTTGGAAATCCTCTTAACCCAATTGTGATGATGGGTAATATGTATTGTGATAATGCTGTCATGACACTAGGCCAAGGTTTAGGTTATGATGATTTCCCTATGGAGGCTAAATTTGAAATTGATCTAAAGCATGGTAAGCCTAGAGATAAAGGTGATATTGAAAATATGTTTAATGGTGGTAGAGGTAGAATATATGCATCTGCTGCTGGTGTACCAGATATTCTAAACCTAAGAGGTATAGATGTTGCTACATACGGATCAATAAAAGCAGGAACTGTAAGTTTACAATCTACAATGTCTGGCGCACAGGCAGGTAGTATGAATAATGATCAAATAGGAAACATTAGCAAACGTAAAGCGGAAATTAAATCTAAGAATAGCTTATTTACCGATTCAGATTCTCAATACGTAGAGAATGTGGTGTCTTTGTTTATTGACTCATAAAAAAAGGATAGGGATGAATATAAAATCATTAACATTAAAGAATCAATTAATTGATGAAAGAACTGGTGAGTTTTATTTTGACTTAACAGCCCCATCATTTATTTATGATGCCGGTTTAGGTATAAAGGCATTACATTATGTTATGCCTGATCAAGCAGGTCGTATTGATAAGATATCAGAAATCTATTTTGGTAATGGAGAATACATAGATGCTATTTGCGTTGTAAATAATATCTTTAATCCGTTTAGTATACAAGAAGGTGATGTTATTTTTATTCCTAATCTTAATAGACCTGATTTGGTTTATCAAAGACCTAATCCTGCGTCTAGACCAACAACTCCACAACAACAATACATTGATACAAGTAGACAGTCTGAAAAGGATCAATCAAGAATACAAAGACTTGCAAAGAAAGCACAAGAAAGTCCGGCTGGGGTAAAGACGCCTTTACCGCCTAATATGTTACAACCTGGATCTGCTGCTAAAGTTTATGAAGGTGGTGAAATCTTATTAGGGGCAAATTTACCATCACGAGGGACTACATACGTACCTGGAAGTAAAATAACAAATAACAATCCATAATGTCAGCAGTTGAAAGAAACATATTAAGTATACTTGAACCTAAGATAGTACTGGATGAATTGAAAATTCCTGATGTTGAAAGTGGTACAGCAAATTCAGGCGGTGATGCTGTTAAAGAACCACCTTCTAAGTTTCTTAACATTATACCACAAATAAGAATTAATCAATACGATATTGGTGATAGCCGACTTGAATCATTTACTCTTAACTGTACGGGTTTTTATCCAACATGTAGATTTACATTTTATGATGAAGATGGATTATTTACAGCAAGACATTACCCAACAGATGGAGATATCATTCAACTTTATATAAGATCTGCTGGCGAGGAAACTACATTTAAACCAATAAGAATAGATTTTACCATTGAAGATATTAAGCCAATAGGTGGAGGCGGATCAACAAATGAATCCCCACAGTTAATGGTTGATGGGAGAATGAATATTCCTAATCTTTTTACTGAGAATGTTGAATATTATAATTCTACTAGTTGGAATGCTCTATTAAAAATAGCAGAAAAATTAAAACTAGGATTTGCTTCAAATGTAGAAGATACAGCAGATGAACAGGTGTGGACTAATCCATACGACACCGCTGAAAAATTCATACGTGACATTACTGCAAATTCATATCTTGACGAAAATTCTTTTTTTAATTCATACATAGATCCTTATTATAATTTAACTTTAGTTGAAGCTAATCGTTTATTTGATGTAACAGATCAGGACTTAGAGGCATCTTTAACATATTCACAGAACTCAGGTGATACATTTGGTGGAGGTTCTCCTGAAGCAGCCGAATACGATTCTCCTAATGTTTTAACTAATATAATACAGGCATCAGGAACATCAAGATACATATCTACATATCAGCAAATCAATAAGAGTGGGCAAATAAGTAAAGATAATGGTTATAAAAGATATACTCAATACTGGGATCTTACTGAAAAGAAATTTATAAGTGAATTCGTTGATCCTATTGTTAGTGAGGTACCAGGTATGATACCTGCAACAAAGGGGAGATTAGTTCCTGATGAAAATGGTAATCTTGTACCAGAAGGTCCTAGAACAGAACAAGTTAAATATAAATATCTCGGAACACAGGGTGATAATGTTCATCCTAACTTTTATTATAGTGCAATTCTTAATTTTCAAAATAATGCAGAAATTGAAAAATTCGGAATGGTGCTAGAACTTGATATGGTTAATCCTGCTCTTACAAGATATTCTAGGATTTATTGTCAGATTTGGGAATTTGCTCAGCCTGTTAAAGATGTATTATTGGCACCAAGTAATGATGAAAACGTTCCAAGCGGAACACAGAGAAGAGCCGAAACGCCTGAAAATGCTGGTAACGATGCATCATCACAAGCAGGTGTTATAAACGAATTCTTGTCAGGTTTTTATGTTATTATTGGCATTGACTACTTTTTAACCGAACCTGGGCCGATTAGACAAAGAGTACATCTAAGAAGAAGAGAAGTGGTTCCTTCAACCTAAAATAAATAAAATAAATGGCCGAGTCGAATTTATATGATCCACTTAATGATCCTAGCATTAATCCTTTTAGGAGAAGAAGCACAGATGCCGGGAATATCATTAAAAGATTTGTAACACCGCAAACTACAATAAGCGGTGGTAGTAATGGTGTAACAAGTCTTGATGATCCAACGTATTTAGGGTTTTCATTAAGCTTTGACATTTTATCCCCTCTTTTTAATGGGGCAACCGTTGGAGATCCAGCAGTTGTGGGAACTGATGTACCGGCTGGAGAATCTGCACTTGGCTATTTAATAAAAGTAGGCCAAGTCGATAGAGCAAAATATCTTAAAGCATTTATACAAGGTTTACAAGAAATTAATAAAACTCGTCCTTATTACTGGCAAACGGTAGAAGGATTAAGCGATGCATGGACTAAATCTAATAATATGCTAGATCCTTTTAATGGTTCTGGTGAAGATGAAGGAATAGCCATAGGATGCTTGGAAGCAATAGATCTTAAAATGTCTGCTCTTTTTAATTTATATAGGGCGGCTGTCATTGATAATGAATATAATAGATTTGTCTTACCAAAAAATCTTATGTATTTTGATGTTTATGTAGAGATACACGAAATAAGAAATTTTAAGTCAACCGTTTCATGGCTAGATAAGATTAGCAGTTTAAGAGGAGGGGATCCTTTACCACAAACCGACGTAGATCGTTTTCTGAATGCCAATACATCAAAGATAACATTTAAGTTTAGTGATTGTATTTGGAATATGAATGAAAGTGGTAAAATCTTTGAAAAGGTTACTAATGCTGGTGGTAACGAAATGGCTGCTACATCCATGAAATGGAGTTATAGAAGACTTTCTGTTGAAGGTATTTTTTCTGGTTATAACGGAGAAAAGGTAACAGCTGATGGTGGAAATATAACACCGAGCGGTGGTATTGGTGAAGCAATTCAAGCAGCCGCAAGAGATGCTGCATTGCAAGCTGCACAAAATGCAGCAAATTCTGCAATAGAAAGAGCAAGACAAGCNGTAGCGGCGCAAGCNCAAGGTTTACTCTTAGGAAATGTATTTGGNTTAAGAAATCGGGTTTTTGCTGCATTATCAAACCCGGGTGCATTGGCTGCTGCCGCGGCTGGTGCAGGAAGAGCAATAATTAATGCATTTAGAGAACGTACACCATCAGGACCGGCCCTAGGTGATAACCCTTTAGGTAACCCTCCGGCTATACCAGTTTCTTTACCTTCCGAAAATATATTTCTTGGTCAAGGTGAAGTTGAAGGCGGTCCTTTAGATTCTACAAATCTATTTGGACCAGGACCATCTGGGCCACCACCTCTTAAACCTACAAATGTATTTGGATAATGGGAAGACTAACTACAAAAGAATTAAAAACTGATAATCTAGTAGGTACACAATGGGTAGGAATAGTTGAAGATAATGTAGATGAACTATTCGAAGGCCGTTGTCGTATTAGGGTTTATGGCAAGATGGATCAAAGAGTTGATCCAGCAGATCCTACCAGTGATTTTATTTTACCTAAAGAAGTTTTACCTTGGGCCAGGCCATCTGTGAGTTCATCAGGTGGTAGTAATAGCGGTAGCGGTACATTTTCTGTTCCTAAGTTAGGAACTATCTTAAGAGTAACTTTTGATAGTGGAAATTATTATTCTCCAGTATATCATGAAAGTCTTTATCCATCTGATGAAGTAAAAGCAGAGATACAGGCATCTTATCAAAATTCGCATGTACTTATTTATGATACTGCATTTGGATTAACAGGTGGCGGTAATGAAGAGGTTACAAATGAAAGAGAAGGTGAAAGCATAAAAGTATTCTTTACAGAGGAAAAGGGGCTGATGATGGACTATACCACTGCGGCTGGTCCAACTACCGTTAATATTAAACCTGATAATTCTGTTGAAATTATTAATGCCAATGGTGATAAGATTGTAATGTTAAATGATGGTAATATTACATTTACACATTCAGCTAAATTCATTATTAATAGTACCGATAACACGGAGATTAACTGTAAAGATGCAATCATTAAATGCGAAAATATGATTGTTAATCATTCTTCATCAATAGAGTTAGGTCAAGGAGCAAGTGAAAAATTAGTTTTAGGTGATTCGTTTTTAAAGCTATTTAATCAACATACCCATATTGGAAACTTAGGAGCGCCAACAAGCCCGCCCGTAGTTCCAATGACACCTGCTCAACATTTAAGTAAAAAACAAGTTAAAACAAAATAAGATATGCCTTTAGTACCTACTACATTAAATCTTGCATTGGAACAGGCTTTTGATAAAGCAATGTTTGTATTTGCCGAAACTATTGCAAACAGTCCACAAGGAACTAATGTTGCAGATAAAGCAAGAAAGGCCGCGGCCAAAGTATTTGCTAATATAGCAACTCCTGCAATTGATGTTTACATTAAATCTGCAACTATTACAATTCCACCAGGACAAGTAGTTTCATCCGTTGGGCCCACTGGTCCAGTGTTAGGTTCAACTACAGCACCTTCGCCACCTGCAATTATCATTTAAACAAATTCTATTTTGCTAAGTATAAATAATAGTTTGACAAGAGTAATATATAATCTATAGATAATCTTCTAAATAAAAAACAATGATTGAACAAGAAATTACGATCCGCGTAAGCGATGACCCGTTTGACACAAAAACATTTAAAGTTAGAGTACCTAAAGGAACAAAGATATTAAGTACAGAACCTTATGTACTTGAAGCATTAGCCCAATATGGCATGATGGAATCTGTTGAAGATCAACTTAGGTTATGTGAAACAAAACAATCGTATACCACNGAAGGTATAATCATTTCAATTACAAAAGACAGAGAAGGAAATAAGGAAAGNGCGTTAATTGATATTGGTACAAAATATACCGCAACCTGCTCTCTTCTTAAAGAACCGAAATCTATTCTTGAACAATTAACAGTTGGTATGATTGTTAATGTTAAAGTTAAACCAGGNCCACATGGNATGGTNACCGCATCTATATCTGATGCCATAGACGAGGTTAAGACCAATGAAATTATGAATTCAATTGGGGATAAGTCTGTTGGGTTTACTGGTAAAATCACAGAACTTATTCATGGTGGATANTGGGTAGAGGTTGGTGGAATTAAATGCTTTATGCCAGGATCATTAGCCGGGTTAAATAAATTACATAACTTCGAATCTNTNGTTGGCCAAGAACTTATAGTTATGCCAATCTCATTCTCGGATGAAAAGAATACAATTATTGTATCTCATAGAGCATATCTTAAGACTCTTATTCCAACTGCTCTTGAAGATTTACAGGAAAATATTAAAGAACCTATAACCGGGTTTGTAACAGGAACTACTAAATTTGGAATCTTTGCTGAATTTAATAACTGTTTAACTGGATTGATTCCAGATACTGTACTTGATGATAGTACAAGAGAATTATTCCAACGTGAAGGTATTAAAGCNGGTGATCCAATATCATTCTGGGTACAAGAAATCATTTCAGATAAAAAGATCATATTAACTCAACAAGGCCCGCGTGAAGATCTTTGGGATGGCGCATCTGATAAATATAAGCCTATGATGATTACACCAGGTACTGTGACTAAGGTTACCAAATATGGAGCATTCGTTGAATTAGAGAAAGGTATTAGCGGTCTAATACATAAAACTAAATTAAAGGATGCTGAACTAAATCGCGGAGATAAAGTTATCATAAAGATTTTAAGTATCAGTCCTAGTGATAGAAAGATTACGATGGCATTAGCCGACTAACTGTCAGGTTGTTAGAATATATAAACAAATTAGATAGTGAATGTATTCTAACGAACAACTTAATGCAATTTATTCTTCTAATATAGGATTTGAATTCGAATTCTTTGCAAATGAAGATATCAAAAAGGCAAAGGATAGTATAGCAAATACTCTTAATAAGAAGATCCGAATAGAGGAAAAAGCCCATAGTGAATTCTCTCCAACTGGAGATGTCTTTAAAATGGAACCAGATAATTCAGGTGGAACCGGTATGATTGAACTCGTAACCGGTTCTTTGCCTTTTGTTGAGTCCAAATTAATCCTTGCTAAAATGCTAAAATGGATTAGAGAAAACGGTTCAACTAATGATAGATGTTCTATCCACGTTAACATTTCATTTGATGGTAAAAAGTTAGGACCTGTTGCCAATATGACAAAATTGGATATTGGTAAATTTGTACTTAACTTTAATGAAGATAAGGTATATGAAGCCTTTCCAAATAGAAAGGATTCAGTATATGCAAAATCTATTAAATTTATAATACCTCTTAGTGGAATGACACAGCCTTCTCCAGAAAGAGCTCTTTGGAAAAACTATATGTTTGTTAATGAAAAGTATTACGGNATAAATTTTACAAAGATTCCAAAAGGATATATTGAATTTCGTTATTTAGGCGGAGCTGATTATGAAAAGAAGTATTCCACTATCTTATCAATGATGGAGCATTTTATAACATCATTATTTGAAACTCTTGATAATCCTGCATACGGACCAGATGATATTAAAAAGTTAAATCTTGTCCTTGAAAAACATAGAGGTGTTGTACAGTCATATAAGACATACGCCAAGTTTAAAGAAATCTTTCCTAACATTACGCTAATGGTTGATCTTCAATCTTCAAAACAGATTGTTGAAATGTATTATCCTAAGATTAGAGAAAAGGTATTTGAATTATTAACCAAAGCTGATATGGACAGTGGCCTAATTAATTATGATTCTGATACAGGAAGAATTCAAATTAAAGACGCTGATCTTAAAAGATGTTTTGAAATTACTGGGGTTGATATTGTTGAATGTAAAGTAAAAGGAAATATCAAAGGATGTGATATCTTTGATTCTGAAATACACGATGCTTCTCTTTTTGAATCAAATGTATTTGGCGGAAGTACAGTAACTGGTTGTAAAGTTGAAGATTCCTATGTAAGCCGAAATGTAATAGTTGAAAACTGTTATGTTTTTGGTCATCGTGGTGTATTTAGTGGAGAAATGGAAGGAGGAATATTTAGACAAGGCAGAGCTACTAAATTTGCAACATTCTCTGACTCAACTGAGGTAATAGAAGTAGAAAAAATTGATTAAAGAAAATGGGTTATGTAAATTGTAACGATCCTAATTCACAAGCATGTTTAGATGCTCTAATTAAGGAAATTAATGATGACTTAACTATAGGTTGTCAGATTCCTTTTACTGTACCTAAGAATGAATTAGCAAGGATCATAAATAGAGCAAAAGACTATTTTTATAAAATATATGAAGATAGCGTTGAGGAAATGTATATTGCATTACCTGCAACTGCCTGGATGAAAACTAGTTTTAATAAAGGGATTGATGATTCAAGTGATACTCTATCAAGTACAAATGTAAATAGTACAAGAGGAGTTGTTCCAATGCCTTCTACTGTATACTCGGTAAATAATGTGTTTGAATGGAATGGCTTCGGTGGTGAAGATGGCGGATTTGGTAACCGATCATTTTCTGCTGGAGATTCTGACTTTTCAATTGATAAATTTATCTATTCCGATACTTACGGTGCTGGTATCGGTTCGGAAAACCTAATGTATTATGTAATTAATTCTAGCTTTATTGATACTGCTAGACAAGTTCTATTACCACAAATATCATATTCGTATAATAGATTAACTCATAAGTTTAGATTCCAAGGAGAATTACCTACACACGCATGTATATTCCAGGTTTATAATACAATCCCAGATTGTGATCTATTCCAGGATGAAATGTTTATTAGATATTGTATAGCTAAAGCAAAAATGCAATTAGCTAGAATATTAGGAACCTTTTCATTTAATTTACCAGGTAACATTACCATAAATTACGATATGATTGCCACAGAAGGAAAGGACGAGATTGATGCTATCATTGAGGAAATCAAAGGCGATGAAGGCGTTGACTATTTCTACACTGGTTAATTTATAATATAAGACCGGTAAATTTTTAAGAGAATATATATTAAAAGAATATTCTCTATGATCAATGATATTTATAGTAGAGGCCCAGCCGAAAACAAGTATACATCAACTACAATTGATGTAACGGATGGTTTATCTCAACTTATCTTGAAAATAGAAAATATTTTATTTACAAGAAGAGGCGATGTTTTAGGTGTTCCTGAATTTGGGTGTAACCTTGAAGATATGCTTTTTTCAATTGTATTAAACGAAGCGGTAATTCAGCAAAGAATAGAAAGTCAGATTCAATCATATTGTCTTATAGATGATGCAAAATATGGAATTGATGTTAGAGTATCCTTTTTTGAAGCAGAAGGAAGAAATGGCGCTTTGGTTGATATCTTTATAAATGAACAGCGAGTAATTGGAGCACTTTTCTAAAAATATTATAGTAAATGTCATTCTTTAGCAAAACAAGATTAAGAGCAAAGGAGTTATTTTATGACTCATTTGAATTTCTCCAGAGAACATACGATCAGGCTTCTGAGGTATTTACACCGGCGTCACCATTTGGCCAACTATTAACCGTTGTTGCAAATTTAGGTGAAATGATTTTCTATTACATTGAATCTGTTGCAACCGAGCTTAACATCTATAGAGCAAGAAACATTGAATCAATTTATGGTCTTTCAAGATTAACTGGTCATGATCCTACGCGCGGTATTTCTGCAAGTGGGGTTATTGGTTTAAGATTAAATACAAGGGCAGGAAATCTTTTCAGTGGTGATTATGTACAGATATTAAATGGTGCCAAACTTGAAGTTGGTCAAAATGGATTAACCTATTTTATTAAATTTGATAGTGACTTTATAAGACTTGAAAAGACAAATAAACAATTCATTAATGTAGAATTAATTCAAGGGGAAGTTGATTCACAAACCTTTACTGGTAGCGGTGAGCCTTTACAAAGTTATAATTTAACTACAAAAGAACTTACTGACCAGTATATGGTTACTCTTACCGTTGATGGTGAAATATGGAAGAAGGTAGATTCTCTTTATGATATGGGGCCTGGNCATAAAAACTTTATGTGTAAGACNAGTGTTAATGGTGGATTAAGTATCTTTTTTGGAAATAAGCAATTTGGATACCCNCCGCCATTAGGATCATTGATTGTGGTTACCTATGTTAAGACTAGAGGATCNGCTGGNAATATNGGTGGNAANAATCTTGATATTAAATTTGTNGATCCNGGTACNGATTATNTAGGACAGGAAGTTGACNTNAANGAAGTNCTTTCNCTNAANATNGTTAGAAATCCNAATTTTGGNTCNAATAGTGAAGANCCTTCATTTACNCGACTTATTGCNCCNTATCAAAGTAATTCATTTGTNTTAGCAAATCCTAATAATTACATTTACTATTTAAGTAAGTATGATTTCTTTTCTTTTATAGATGCATATAATACAAAGGATGACAAATATATTAATGATGATAACATCATATATCTTTTTCTAATTCCTGATATTAATAAAAAGATAACAAGCGATAAGGATTATTTTAATGTTCCACTAGAGGAGTTTACTTTAACCCAAGATGAAAAGGATCAAGTGATTGAAATTCTAAATAAAAGTGGAAGACAGGTTGTTACAGCCGAGGTTAGAATAGATGATCCTATTGTAAAAAAATATGTAATTAATGTAGTTACGCGTTGGATAGAAGGTTATGATAAGGATCAATTGGTAACCGCTATAAGAAGTACATTAAATGATTACTTCCTAAAAGTTAATAGAAGAGATCGTATACCTAGATCTGATTTACTTTCATTGATTGAAGATATACCAGGAATTGATTCGGTTAACTTATTCTTTATATCTGAGGAAAATGAAAAGGCTATAAGAGATGGTTTTTATTTTGTTCCTGTATATGGAATTGATCCTGCAACAGATCAAAAGGTTTTAATTGAAAATAAGAAAATTGTATTAGCTGAAGGTGAAGATCCTCAATTAGGTTTAGACGAATTTGGTGATATTGTAATAGGAGAAGATGATCTCGTAGTAATACGAGGTGGATGGGAAGATCGTAATGGAACATATTTTGATGAAGTTCCTATTAAAAATGGTATAGGATCTCTTAATGTATTCTTTAAAAATGTTACACCCGATAATCTTTACAATAAGACACAGCAGGAAAGATTTGATAAACTTAAGAGAAACAGAGGAACTACAATTGCAACTGGCAATAATTCAAGATCAACTAATACTGGAAGATTATTGGATAATACAACACAAAAAGTAATTAAGAATCTATAATGAATCAGTTAACTGAGAGAAGGAGAGGATTTGAAAGTCCATATAAGATTGCATATGAGGAAGGGTGGGAGTTAAAAAACACCGGGTTTGATTATGAAGATAAACTTTTAATCAAAACCTTATCACCTTATATGTTTCAAAATGAAAGACTTTCTAAATTTATTCTAGAACACCTACANCCTATTATGGTTTTCTTTATTAATAAGGTTAAATTTCTAAGAATTTATTATAACTTTGCAGTACCTAAAGATTATCAAAAAATAAACTAAGATGAATCGTTGGAGCCACATATACTTTTTTGATAAGAATGGAAAATATTATAACTTTGATTATGATCAAACTAATGATATTTGGACCGGGAACATTTACTTACCTCAAGTATCCACTGGGCTATTTGAAGTAGGGCAGTTATTCATTCTTCAAGAATTTATTGACTCTTTAACAGGTCTTAAGAAATTTGGATATCCTCATTCATACGATCCACATCCCGTAACAGGTCAAACTGGTTTTACCGGGCAAGGCAATACTGGTACTTGTGACTGGTTAGCTGAATGGGAAACTACAGACCCTGATGCAATCTTTTTATTTCAGTTTGATGAAAACTTTGTCACGGGTACAAATTCCGCGTTAAGTATAGAGGTCGCAGGACCACCGCTAGTTAAATATGATCAGATAGCAATTCCTTTGGATTATGATCCTGGTCAATATGTAGACTTACAAGATTATGTGGTAAC